GTTTTGTATGGGATTTAGAACTTTATGGAATAGCTCTAGCAGAGATTATTAGAGACGGACAAGGAAGAATAAGACGGCTTTGGCATATTCCATCGAGCGATTTATCAGATATAGAGCTTCGTGGTGAGGAGCTATGGTTCCACATCAATCAAATTTGGATGCCAGCAAGCAAGGTTTTCTATTGCTACGGACCAGGGCAAAATGGACTATCTCCAAGATCAAGGCTCAAAGTGATGAACGAAACAATCGGCCTTGGAATGGCTGCTAATGAATTCGGATCTCGCTTCTTTTCAAATGGAACTCATCTTGGTGGTTTTATTGAATATCCTAAAAAAATGTCAGACATAGCATTCAATAGGGCAAAAGCTGATATAAACGATAAATATCACGGATTGGGGAATGCTAACAAATTGATCTTCTTAGAAGAAGGCTTAAAATACCAAAAATCTGGAAACACGAACAACGATTCACAATTTCTTGAGACAAGGCAGTTCCAGATTGGCGAAGTGGCTCGATTCTATAACATTCCACAGCACCTTCTTGGTGATTTAACAAATGCAACCTTCTCCAACATCGAACATCAAGGAATCCAAGCTGTCCGATATTCTTGGAGACCAAGAGCAATAAGAATTGAACAGGCTATCAACTCACAACTCATAAATAAATATGACAGAAAATCAATATATGTCGAACATAATTTGAATGGACTTATGCAAGGCGACCTAAAAAGTCAAATGGACGCATGGCATCTTGGAATCCAAGACGGGATATTCAACGCAGATGAAGTTCGCTCTTGGCTCAACATGAACCATCAACCAAATGAACAGGGTGGAATTTACTTCATGCCAGCCAATATGTACAACAAACAAGACGTAAAAGACGGTAAAACGCTAAAAAGTGATAGCAACCAACGTAATAAGGAAGAAATTGTTGAAAAAAGCAACTATTTGCCAGAATCCATCAATAAACCTACTACTATTGACGGTTTCAGAGCTTACGCATCTTCTCTTATTCCTTCCTTCGTAGAAGAGTATAAAAGTCGTTTTGACGAGCCTGCTTACACAAAAAGCATTGAAAAACTCATTTCTTCACTTGAAAAACGGTCAAAAGATGGAATCGGTGACGAATTTGATCGAATGAGGAATGCGTTCAAGTATTCAGCCATGCAGGCTTCTGGAGTCAAGAAAGGTGTCTGGAGAAGCAAGCCAGATTGTCCTTATTGCCAACACTTAAACGGTCAAACAAGAAATATAAACGAAACTTTCATAGATGGAATCAGACACCCTCCAATAGTCTCTGGTTGCACCTGTGATATTGAGGAGGCTATTTGATGAAAAACATAGAGAGAAGATTTCTAAAAGTCGAAGTAAGAGCAGAAGAAAAAGAAGATGGGATGATTATTGAAGGAACTCCTATCGTCTACGACCAAGAAACTGACATTGGTTGGTTTAGGGAAAAGATTGCTCGTGGTTCTGCCACAAATGCACTCAAAACAAGTGATATATTCCTTCTATTCAATCACGACTCTAACAAACCTCTTGCTCGAACAAAAAATGGAACACTTGAAGCGTGGGAAGAGGAAGATGGTGTCCACATGAGAGCTGACCTTTCAAAATCAACTCTAGGACCAGATATGTACAAAGACATCAAAGCAGGCCTTATCGACAAAATGAGTTTTGCTTTCACAGTCGAAAAACAGACCTGGATAGAAGAAGAAGGGAAAAGTGATTTAAGGATTGTTGACGAGATCAAAGAACTCTTCGACCTATCCCCAGTCACGTATCCTGCTTACCAGCAAACAGAGCTTGTTGCAAGAAGTGCCGAAGGTATTGCCGAGGAACACAAAGCCTCAACGGAGGTGGAGGACTCTGAGCCGTCAGAGCCACAAGCAGACCCTGTCGAAGCACTAGAACCATACGAGCTTGAAATAAATCAAATACTAGGAGAAATCTAATGGACAAATTACAACAAAAAAGAGACGAAGCTGCTGTAAAAATGAGATCGCTTATTGATGTAGCTAAAAAAGAAAACAGAGGGATGACTAGCGAAGAAAGAAACAGCTACGACTTATGTCTCGCTGCCATCCAAGAAGTAGACCAAATCAGAAAAGCTGAAAAAGAGACTGCCGAAATTGAAGCTACTCAAGAGCTTGAAGCCAGAATGATTAATACTCTTCAAAAAGCAACCCCTGCTGAGATTGATTATTTCTCACGATTTGTTAGAGAAGGTAACAAAGATGGCTTAGAGTATCGAAACGAATCTCGATCAATGTCAAGCTCAAGCGGTTCAACTGGTGGATTCCTTGTTCCTGAGAACTATGCAAAAACACTCAGAGAATACATGTCAACCGACAATGTAATTCGACAACTAGCAACAGTCGAGCAATGGGCATCAGACGGAGCATTCCCTGTTGTTTCAAGTTTTGGGACTTCCTATCTTGTTGGTGAAGGTGACGGAGTGACAGAAACAACTGTAACCATCGGACAGAAAACCATCACAGGTTATCAGTTCATGTATGCAGTAGATGTTCCTGTTGCGTTACTTAATAAGTCAGCATACCCTCTCGAATCAAAACTCATGCAATGGATGGCAAAATCTATTACTGAAAAACAAGAGGACTATTTCGCTGACGGCTCTGGCTCAGGTGAACCTATGGGTTTAGTTGATGGAGCTACTCAAGGGACAGCAACCGCAGCGAACGGAGCAATAGCAGCCGATGACGTTATGAATTGGTACAGAGATGTTCCTTTCAAATATCGCAAGAATGCAACTTGGTTGATGAACGATGCTTCAATCGGATTAATCGCAAAAATCAAAAACAGCGTGACAACTTCTGGAGCTTTGAATTATGTGAACTTATTTGTTCCTGGTCTTGGTGGAGCACCTGACACTATCCTCGGACGTCCTGTCTATCCAAGTGCTGGATTTGCATCGCTTGCAGCAGGCGAAGAAATCGGGGTATTCGGTGATATTTCTCAATATATCATCGCAGACTTTGGAGCTCCAACTTTGATTAGAGACCCTTATACAAAAGCAAAATACAACGAAGTGAGCTTTGTCGGATGTTACATCACTGACACCGCTCTCCCTGTTGCCGAAGCTGTAAGAACTCTCAAAATCACATCTTAGGAGGTGTAAAATGGCTAATAGATTAGTTGACAAATATCGAATAGATGTACCTATCGTGGCAACTAGTGTGAGCAACACAACTGCTACTGGAAGGTATGCACCGATGGCATATTGCAAGAGAGCATTATTTGCTCTCTCAGTTGGAGCTATGGCAGCTTCAAAAACTGTAAAACTAGAAATATTTCAAGGAACAACTGAGGCTGGTGGTTCAGGTGAAGCGATAACTTCACTAACAGCAACAATCACAGCTAATACAAAAGTAAAGAAAGCAACTGTCGCTCTGGCTTCTGTCGGAACTGGCGACACAGTAACAGTCACATCCTATCTCGGTGGAGTTTTGGCCGATACAGCAGTTTTTACGAAAGGTGATACAAGTGCCGCCCTTGTCTTTGCAGATACAGCAGGCCTTACCGCTGCAATTCTAGCAAATATTGATGGAGTATCTACAGCAACATCTACAACAAACACCATCATAACTGCATTGAATGATTATACAGTTACAGTTGTCTCTGCTAATGTAGAGGGAACTGTCACGGTTGCAACAAATGAAGCAATCGTAATCGTAGAAGTTGAAGAGATGGATTTGGATTCAACATTTTTCTATGTTGCACCAAAAGTCACCTCAACAGCAAATGGTTACGTCCAAGTATCCGCAATTTATGAAATGAAGAATCTTGAGACCCCTCAAGGAAACGCAGGGGCAAGATACCCTACGACCTAGAATATTGAATGAACGGTGGGGAGAAATCCCCACCTATAGGAGCAGTTTTATGAAAGTAAAAATAATGAAAGCGTTTGTTTTGCATAATGGGAAATCTTGGGATGTGGGCTCGATTGCCGACATAGATGATGTCGATGCAAAACCTCTTCTTAGAATTGGATTTGTTGCACCTGTGAGAAAGTCTGCCGTAGAAACAGCAGTCAAAGAGCATGTTGTCGAAACTAGAGAGAAGGAAGAAGAATAATGTCATTAATAGATCGTGACTTCATTATGAAAAACCTCGGATACGGAGATACTCAACAAGAGAATATTGATTTTTGTATTGAGTGGGTGACTTCACGAGCTGAGACATACATCGGTAGAAAATTGACTGAGGATGATTTCACGTGGTATCTAAATGGTACAGGAGGAAGTCAAATAGTCCTCCCTGCGTGTCCTGTAACAGCTATAACTAGCTTACATCTTGATTCTTCAAGAACTTTCGATACTGAAACAACATCAGATTATTACTACTTGGATGAAGCAACAGGAATCATTGACCTTTACTCAAAAACAACTCCAATAGGGTACAGAACTATAAAAATTGTCGCAACAGCAGGATATACACAAGACACGCTTCCAGGTGATTTGAAAATGGCTTTTATATCAGCAATTTCTCATCACATGTTGAAGCTTTTGAACAAAGGATTTGGAGTCTCTGCACAGTCCTCTCCAGATGGAGGGAGCATGTCATATGAAATGGAGCTTCCAAGCGACACAAAGCGAGTCTTTGATTCTTACAAAGAGATGAGGGTGTAAATGGGTGTAAGAGTAAAGTTTCAAGTTGACGACCAAGTAACTGAACAGCTTAGGAAGTTAGGGGAAAAATCCCCTGCCATGCTTGACAGTGTTTTGTTCGGTACCTCGCTTGAAGGCAAAAAGGTTGTGAAAGGAAGCATGAGAAGGGTCTTGCATGAAAGGACTGGCAAAATGCTTAAAGGTGTCAAGTTCAACAAGAACAGAAAGCACTCTTTCAAATTGAAAGGACCGAATCTCGGCTCAGTCTATGAATACAAAGGTGCAGAAATATTCCCTAAAGAACCAGGTGGATTGCTAAAGTGGAAAAACGAAAACGGACAATGGATGAGTAGCAATTGGATCAGCATAAAACCTAGACCATTTTTCTACTCATCTATGAGAAACTTCTTGGAATCTGGAGAAGTAAATAGGGTAATGAATAAGCAAATTGATGAGGCTATAAAAAGAGAGAAGATAAAATTATGACATATTATGTTTCAAAATTGACAAACGACATTCTCAAAAACCATATAAATACCTACTACCAAACATATCTCGATGCTATAGCAACATTAAGTGGAGTTGTATTGAAGTCTCTTACAAGCGTTGAAATTGGAGGCTCTGGATTTGCTGACAAGAATCGAGAACGACCATATATGATTATCGAGCCTGTAGCAGATGAAATTGATGACGAGTTGCCAGGGAATGTTGAGTCAGTCTTAAAATTTGACATCTTAGTTGAGGCTGATGCTTTTCAAGAGTCAGAAGCTCTCACGTTGGTCGGATTATACAAGGATGCTTTTGTATCCATGATTATTAGTAATAACACTCTTGCTGGTGAGGTTACTCATGCAAGAGTTAGAAATATTGAACAATTCCCTGGAGGAACAGGGACATCTAAATACATCTTGATGGCTGTAGAAATAACAGTAGATCAGGGGAGGTAACATGTACAAAACAGGGAATATCAAAGTTTCAGTTGGTGGACCAGAAACTGATCTAGGGACTGCTGTAGCAAGAAGTAGCAGACTTCCTATAACTGGATATGTCGATGTAGGACAAAATGCAAACAAAGCTCCAAGCGATGTGATAACTGGCAGGAACACTGTCAAAGCAAACTACATTGACTCAATTGATTTGGGAATGGAACTCCCTATGGAACTCTATTGCGAAAAAGGCACAGGCCTTTTGATGGTGTCAGCTATTGGCCAAGACTTAGCTACACCAGCTCAAGTTGCAGGAGCAGTTGTGCTGACATACACAGGAGCAGAAGCATCAGCAAAGATTGTTGTTTCAGCCACTACAGTCACAGCTTCTATCGGAGACCTTGGAAGCGAGGTTGTCGATGATAACTTTGGAGCTTCAGGAGTTTATACACTCGATGCAGTTGGTGCTGATGTCACAGCCATGACAGGCTTCACAGGCTACACATGTGAGAAGTTGTTCGGTGCTAACCTAACAGTCACAACATCAAAAGGTTATGCCATCACAGCAACTCAAGCAGCAGGGAATAGCGTAATAATCTATTTTACCTCTGTTGATTCTGGAGTATATCTCCACAGGTTTACACCAGTTCTCACAAACACAGAACGGCCTACCCTTTCTTTCCAAGTAGACGGAACAGGGCTTTCAAATGAAATACTTGCAGGATCTGTTGTTGACAAGATTTCACTATCTGCCGACCTCAAAGGGCGTGTTGCCGTTTCAGCTAGTGTTGTAGGGACTCTCGTCACGACAGGGTCAGCTACAGAAGTAAGTTTGAGTGAGAAGAAACCAATGAAATTTGCAGACGGAAAAATCTATCTTGCAGGAACTTCTCAAACTTTTGTGAAAAGTGTTTCAGCAGATATTTCAAACAATCACTCAACTGATGAAGGGTTCGGAATTGGCTCATTGTACAAACAAGACCACAGCAAGGGAATGTTTGGAGTAACAGGCAAGTTGACTGTTCGCTCAACGACTTCAACGGAAGCTGAATATGCAAAGAGGATTTCAGAAGAACAATCATCACTCACATTCTTATTCCAAGGTGACGACTTAACTGCAAGCGTTCCAGAAATGTTGCTGTTGAGGATTCCTCATGTTGAAATAAGTGCTTCAAAAACTGGTGGAGACGTTGGAATAGATACAGAATTTACCTTTGACATGGTAGACCCTGATTCTTACGATGACGTTCTCACAGTCGATATGCTTACAACAGACGATGTAAAATATAACTAACCAATTTTAGGAGGGAAAACTATGAGTTGGAAAGATGATGCGAGAAAAACAATAGTAAGCGAAAAAAGAGAGCTTACAACTATGAATGGCTATTGGGTTAAAGTTCGTAAATATTCAATCAAAGGGAAAGACGAAATAGAACAAGCAAAAAGAGAGGCTCAAAAGTCGATTGACAAGAAGGCTCTCTACGAAGTCGCAAAAGCTGTAAAAGGATTTGATCCTGAGAAGCTGAAAAATATCACTAATGACGAAATGATACAACTTCTCACACCTGAACAGTTCTCTGCTATGACAGAATCAAGCACAGTTTCGGTGAGCAAGGTTATTGAAGCACAGCTAAGAAGTGGAATCGACTCACACAATTTTTGTGATGGTGATGAAGATAGAAGCACAAGCAAAGATATTGCAGGATTTGCTTCTCAGATAATCGACTACCCCGAAATTACAGAAGAGATTCTAAAATTCGTTGAGGAGTTTAATCGCCCTTTAGCCAAAGCGACATCCAAGACGTCAGGGATGTCACAGAATGGGTCTACAGAGGAGCCATCTTTGAATACGGAGACCCCCTCCCCGATGGAAGAGATCCTGCCGAGTTAGTAGAGTCAATAGGACCTTGGGTTCAAGACTGCATAAGGTTGATGGACTCAGATGGTGCTTATGCACACTACAAATACAGTGGAGAATTGGGGGACCAACCTTCACTTGATATGCAGATTTTTGATGCGATTCGTTCTGTATGGTGCGAAATGAGAAACAAAGATATGGAGGCTAAGTTTGGCAAAAACTCTCTCAGTAATCATAAACGGTAAACAGTATGTTACCCAAGCAACAAAAGAGGCAGAGGGTGGGATTAGTTCAATGGCTAAAACCACCGATGTCAAATCTAAGGCAATGGTCATAGCTGCTAATACTGTCAAAATAGCCTTCGCAGGAATTACTGTTGCAATTGGAGGGCTTGCAATTCTCACTAAAAAAGCTCTCCAAGAAGCTGCAGACATGGAAACTACCACCACAGCATTCAACGTTCTTATTGGTGATGTTGGTAGAGCTAAAAAAGTAATTGCAGATTTAAGGAATTTTGCAGCTAAAACTCCTCTCCAATTTAACGACATCACTCAAGCAGCAACTTCACTCATGGCTTTTGGTTCGGCTGCTGACGATGTGAGAGATCAGATTTCTATGCTCGGTGATATTGCAATGGGGCAGTCGGACAAACTAGAATCTATTGTTCGTGCGTATGGTAAAATTCAAGCCAAAGGCAAAGCTTCGATGGAAGAACTTAACATGGTAACAGAAGCAGGAGTTCCTATTCTTGGCGAACTCTCTGATTTGTACGGTGTTACAGTTGAAGAATTACTCAAGATGGTAACAGCAGGAAAGGTTGGATTTGGTGATGTAGACCAAGCTTTCAAAAACATGACCTCCAGTGGTGGTCAATTCTATGGAATGTTAGATAAACAGTCACAAACATTTAATGGTATGGTTTCAACTCTCAAAGATAACCTATCACTAATCATGCAAAGGCTAGGCGAGTCTATATTACCCACAGCAGTAAAGATGCTTGAGGGTGCTCTTGATGCGTTGGATAATTTTATCACATCAGGTGCATTAGATGATATTGCTCTCAAATTAGCGATTTTT